GTGGTAGTGGATACTCTGTCTCGTCTGAGCTACGCGCGGATAAATAATCGAAGGCGCTTGGTCAATCGGTTCGTAACCGATAGAACTATGGCGGACTCCTCCCGTTTATTAAGCATAGTGGACAGGATGCGGACAATAATTAATTAATTGTGGCCTATTGACTATCCTTTTTTTTCGATTGGGCGACCCCCACCCACCCCAAAAACCACCCGCCCCTGACTATGGTTATTATAGACGGATAGGAGAGACACACACACATGCACATCGAGATACCTTATACACCACGACCTCTACAAGCAGACTTACACGCACAGCTCGATAAGAACCGCTGGGCTGTCATAGTATGCCATAGAAGGTTTGGCAAGACTGTGATGGCGATCAACCACTTGCTAAGGGCAGCTATAATGTGCGAGGACTCTTCCCCGAGGTTTGCCTACTTAGCACCGACTTACCGGCAAGCGAAGGCGGTAGCATGGGATTATCTCAAGCAATTCGCTGGAGCGATACCCGGAGTGAAGTTCCATGAGACAGAGTTGAGAGCGGATCTGCCTAATGGGGCAAGATTAACGCTTCTTGGTGCAGAGAATCCTGATAGTTTGCGTGGTATTTATTTGAATGGTGCTGTGATGGATGAGGTGGCGGATATGCCAGAGACGGTATTTCCTGAGATTATTCGGCCAGCGCTGTCGGATAGGAAAGGGTTTTGTTATTTTATAGGAACACCCAGAGGCCATAATATGTTTTTCGAGTTGTATGAACAGGCCAGTCAGTTGGATGATTGGTATAATGTTGTGTATAAGGCATCGGAGACAAAGATTGTGGATAAAGAAGAATTAGTAGCGGCCAAGTCTATGATGACAACGGATCAGTTTGACCAAGAGTTTGAGTGCAGTTGGGTAGCGAATGTTCCGGGATCTATTTATGGGAAAGAGTTACAGACAGCGTTAGAAGAAAATAGAATTACCAAAGTTCCGTATGATCCGGCAGCGAAGGTATTGACATTTTGGGATCTCGGGATAGGAGACAGCACAGCTATTTGGTTTGTGCAGGTTCATGGCAGGGCCTTGAATGTGATAGATTTTTATGAAGCACGGAATGAGGGATTGCCTCATTATGTAAGTGTGTTGCAGAGAAAAGGATATTTGTACGGTGATCATTGGGCGCCTCATGATATTGAAGTCAGAGAACTTGGGAGTGGAAAAAGTCGCAGGGAAGTTGCATGGGACTTGGGGCTGAACTTCCGTGTAACACCGAAGTTACCCATTGAAGATGGCATACATGCCGCACAGATGTTAATACCCCGGTGCTGGTTTGACCAGGAGAAATGTAAGGTTGGACTAGAAGCACTACGGCATTATCATCGTGCCTATAATGAAAGAACACGAAGTTTCAGAGCCAGTCCTGTTCACGATTGGTCGAGTCATGCAGCGGATGCTTTTAGGTATTTTGCTGTGGGATTGAAAGAACAAAAAGATTGGGCGCATCCTCCACAAAGGATTGCGGCAAGTGATTATAACCCGTTTACGCATAAAGGAGATACATCATGGGTTTCTTAAGTAGACCAAAAGCACCGCCTCCCCCTCCTCCTCCTCCGCCTCCACCCCCTCCTCCAGGAATTGAAGGTGTGGATAAAGGAAAAGTAGCGCAGGAGAAAAAAAGATTATCAAGGCGTAAAGGTGTGCAAGATACCATATTAACCGGATCTGGGTTAACACAAGAAGAAGGTGCAGCAAGCACTTACAAACCAACTTTACTAAAATAAGTAACGAAAGGAGAATACAATGGGTGGATTTTTTGGCGGCGGAGGCGGCGGTGGAGCAACCCGTGAGCCAATGCAACCTTCTAAACCATATGTGCAACCAGCACCAGCAATTCGTTCCGAAGAGCAGACATCAGGAAAAAAGAGAAAAAAGAAAAAAATGGTTTCTGGTGAAGCAGCAACAGTTCTTACTGGTACACAAGGGTTAACAACATCTGGCGAAAGCAAATCAACTAAATCATTATTAGGAGACTAATATGCCTATTGCAGATAAACGTGCAGTAGCGTTATTAGGTCAGTTAAGCGTTTTAGAAAATCAGCGTTCCGTTTGGGAAAGTCATTGGCAAGAACTTGCCGATTATATTTGTCCACGGAAAGCGGATATTACAAAACGGAGAACCGCTGGCGATAAACGCACCGAATTGATCTTTGATGGTACCGCTATTCATGCGGCCGAAATGTTAGCAGCATCTTTGCATGGCATGTTAACGAACCCATCAACCCCATGGTTTTCTTTAAAATTTAAAGATCGTGGTCTTGATGGTAATGATGAAGCCAAAGAATGGTTGCAGGGCGTTACAGAAGTCATGTATTCCGCCTTTCATCGGTCTAATTTTGCCGAAGCCGTGCATGAATTGTATTCGGATCTTGTAGTATTTGGTACAGGCGTTATGATGGTGGAAAGAGATGCCACCACAAATCTAAGATTTTCAACACGCCATATTGGGGAATGTTATATTTCTGAAGATGCGGAAGGCCGTGTTAATGCGGTGTACCGTAAGTTTAAAATGACCTGTATTGCAGCAAAAGAAACCTTTGGCGTAGAAGCGCTGCCCACAAGTATGCAGAAAAAAGCGATGGAAGAGCCGTATACCGAAGTAGAATTTTGTCATATAGTTATTCCCAGAGACAATTATGATCCTACAAAATTGGATGCGATGAATAAACCTTACGCATCTATTTATATTGACCCAGAAGATAAACAAATTATTTCCGAAGGAGGTTTTGATGAACTTCCGTATATGTGTCCCCGCTGGTTAAAAGCCAGTTTTGAACGTGGTTATGGCCGTTCTCCCGCCATGACAGCGCTAGCAGATACAAAAATGTTATCAAAAATGTCGGAAGTAACCATTCGGGCAGCACAAAAACAAGTTGATCCTCCCCTCATGCTGCCCGATGACGGCTTTATGATGCCTATTAGAACAGTACCAGGAGGATTAAACTTTTACCGAAGTGGTACAAGAGACCGTATTGAACCTTTAAATACTGGGGCAAACAATCCTTTAGGTCTACAAATGGAAGAACAGAGACGCCAAGCTATTCGTGCAGCGTTTTATGTTGACCAACTTATTCTAGGACAAGGGCCACAAATGACGGCTACCGAAGTTATACAAAGAACGGAAGAAAAAATGCGTCTCCTTGGGCCAGTTCTAGGAAGGCTGCAAGCCGAATTACTGCAGCCACTTATTGAAAGAGTGTTTTCTATATTAACACGCCAAGAACTCTTTGCACCATCCCCAGAATTTTTACAACAAAGCGATGTGGAAATTGAATACGTTTCTCCACTAGCGAAAGCACAACGCTTTGGCGATATCCAATCCGCTATGCGTTTGTTTGAAAGTCTGGCTCCGTTATCGCAAGTTAATCCAGGCGTATTTGATTATGTGGATATGGATGGATTAGCAAAACATATTATTCGGGTGTTAGGTGTTCCTGCAACGGTTATTAAATCCGATGAGCAAGTAGCACAAGAAAGAGCGCAACGCCAAGATCAAGAAGCGCAAGCTGCCGAACAACAACAAATAGCGAACCAAGCACAGGCTATGGGTGATGCGGCTCCTATGATTAAGGCGATACAGCAGTAGTTTTATCTTTGCCAAATAAAAAATACAATATTATTTATGCAGATCCTCCTTGGAATTTTAAATCTTATAGTCAAACTAATACTATGAAAAATGTTAATGAACATTATAAAACTATGCATATTAAAGATATTAAAGAATTACCAGTTAATGATATAGCAGACAACGATTGTGTATTATTGATGTGGGTTACATATCCTAATTTAATAAAAGGTATTGAAACTATAAAATCTTGGGGATTTACTTATAAGACTTGTGGTTTTAGTTGGATAAAAAAGAATAAAAAAGCAGACAGTTTCTTTTGGGGATTAGGGTATTGGACTAGGTCTAACAATGAAATATGTTTATTAGCTACTAAAGGAAAACCTAAAAGAGTATCTAAAAGTGTGCATCAAATTGTCTATGAACGTATCAGAGAACACTCAAGAAAACCAGATTGTATAAGAGATAAAATTGTAGATTTGTGTGGTGATTTACCTCGCATAGAACTCTTTGCTAGAGAAAAAACTGAAGGTTGGGATACATGGGGAAATGAAGTGTAATGTTTAAAACTGAAGCGGATCGTATCGAAGCCTATAAAAGAATGTTTGCCACCGATGACGGCAAGCAGGTTCTAGAAGATTTAAAAACCCGGTTCCACATAGAGACAATGACCTTTGTGGATAACAACCGGGCATTAAGTTTTGTCCATGAGGGACAAAGAAGTGTGGTCTTATATGTACTGCATTTATTAAAAGAAGAAAAACAAAACCAACAAACCATAGCGGAAGGATAAAATACCATGGCAGAAGAACAGGTAGCGGATGCTCCAGTAGAAGCTGGGCAAGCACCGTCTGATTGGAAAGCAAGTCTCCCAGACGATATAAAAAATAACAGTTTAATACACAATATGGATGATGTGGAAACATTAGCCAAAACAGCCATCCATGCACAATCTATGGTCGGTGCCGAGAAAATAGCTATTCCCGGGAACTGGGCGAATGATGATGACTGGGCTGGTGTGTATACAAAACTAGGCCGCCCCGAAGCAGCGGAAGGGTATGATTTAAAAAACCCGGAAGGCGCTGAAGGTGTAGATGGCGATATTAAAAGTTGGTACCAGGATTTAGCCCATGATGCAGGATTAAATAACCGCCAAGCGCAGAAGATATATGAAGCGTATATAGCAAAAACAGGCGAAATGGCTCCTGCCAATGAGGAATTAAGCGAACAAGATATAGAAATTCGTAAGAGCGAAACCGAAGTTATCCTAAAAAAGGAATGGGGTAAGGCGTTTGATGAGAAATTAAGCGAAGCAAAAGGCATATTAGAGCAGTTTGCCCCCGAAGGTTTTGCAGAAATAATGACAAAAGATGGCGTTGCATTAGGTAATTCTCCTGAATTTATTAAAACTATGGCGAATATTGGTAGTTTTATTAATTCTAAAGTAGGAGAAGATAAGATTATCGGAGCAAAACAAACGGCTTCTCTGACACCAGATGATGCACAAAAAGAAATATCACTCTTGCGTGGCGATCCAAAAGATAAAGGGCCATACTGGAATAATAAACATCCAGATCATGCAAGAACTGTAGAAGAAGTTTCACGACTAATGGAATATTTACATCCAGAAGTCGAGGAGTAGGATAAG